GTGTTAGCTTGTTGAATTTGGTTATACAAACCTGCCTTCAAAGGGGTATAAATATCCGTCCCTGCTGTTGTACTTGCATCTGTAATCGCAGTAGTAAAATCAGGCTCAACTATCGTCAACGTCTTTTCAGCTATCACTTGATTCGCTTTGTTTAGCTCTGAATAAGCCACAAACATTTCCCGCCTATCCATATCTACTGCAAAAGAATTAATTTTTAAGCTATTAACTGTGTCGTTGAGTATTTGAGCAGTGGTTAGAGTAAGTGGCATTAAATCCTCGCTTTATCAATAATTTGTTTTGTTGCTGGGTCGATGTTGTAACGCTTGAGTATTTTTGTCGGTCTGTACTGATTCGACAAAGCTTTCCTAAGCGCAGGGATTCTCATTGCTGCTGTTTGAGGCAAAGGTTCTTGTAACTCATTCAGCAAGTACTGCATCTGAGCGACTGGAACATTAGGAAACTTCACAACTGCAAAAATAGCAGTATCTAACTCTGACGGTAACCAGGCGTGACCGTCGGTTTGCACAGTCACGACATCATTTTGTTGATAAGTCGTGGCTTGATTAGCCGTTGTTGCAGCGACTTTAACGAGTAATTCACACATTACGATGCTCTAAAAAAGCCTGCCACATTAATCTGCGCGGTAATATTACTGCCGTCTGGGGTGGCCACAAAATCATGCATCGTCAGGGGAATAATATTAGCATCTGTGCCGGTGGTGGTATCGGGGTCGTAACAGACTAAAATATCGCTCCAGCTATCGCCGACTGCAACACCCGTCCAGGTTTGATCGGGAATATCCAGATCGACCCGGTCATTAACCAAATCCGGTGCAAAGGCGACTAAATCCACATCGGTCAGGATTTTTCGGGCATAGCCGGTATTGGTGACTTCGGTGGTGGTGCCTGCCAAAATATCTGCCAGGGTGGCTTTATCTTTGAGTACGGCATCGGTTTCAATCCCGGTGGCACTTAACACGACCACGACTAACCCGGCATTGACCGGATCATTGGTATCGACGCGGTTATACAGTTCAGCGACTCTGCCCAGGGCGATATTAAAGACTTGATTAGCCATTGATGTTCTCCTCCAGTAATTGACCGGTATAAAAATGATCGAAGCGATAACCGCTCGGATGTTGTCGATCAGGAGAGATCTGATCACTGTAATACTTGGCAATATAATCTTTTGCCTCGGCAGTATCGCCCATTTTATTTTCATCAAAACAGCAATACAGCCCCGGTGTGCCGATGATTCGATAAGTCATCTGAGGCACTGTGTGAAACACAATTAAACCCTTACCAAGACTTAAAAAACCCTCCTCAATCCCTTGATTAATCAGCTTCTGACTAAAGCGTTGCTCCGCTTTAGCCCCCATTATCTGGATATGATCCAGTTGGTTATTTTGATCGTAAATTCGTTTTAATTTCATTGTTTAACCTCGACCCAGTGTAATAGAGCTACTGCCCGTGACCCCGGCAGTGATATTGCTGGTAGATAGCCCTAACGCGGAGAAGCTGATCGTATTGACCAGACGCAGGGCATCCAATTCAAATTGTTTGGCTTGATCCAATAACGGTGAATTTTCCCCCACTGCGCCCTCGATTGCCGCCTGACGTTTTGTCCAAAGCCGTGCAATCTCGGTCAACAAGGGTTGTGGTAATCCCACCACTGCCGGATCAATCCCCCGTTCCCAAAGCTGGGAATCAATAAAAATATCTGCCGCTTGGGCTTGTTGTTCGGTGAGGGTTAAAAATCCATCTTCAATCTCCACCGCCTGACTATACTTAGCCATGGATCACCCTCGCTAACACCGATAATCCAGCAGCTGCCATCGCTTGCTCACGATGTGACCGATCAGCAAAAAAGAACGGATAAGGACGACTGCCTGGATGATTCACTTTTCGACGCAAGACATAACCCCCAGGGACGGGGATTTTTAATGCCTTTCTGCCGGGTTTGGGTCGAATCACATGCGGTCTGGTACCATATTCCACATAAGGCGCATACTCAGCATTGACGTACACCTCCGCTGCCTCATTGCCCAACGGTCGCCAGCCAATTGACTGCTCCAACTGCCCCGTTCTGCCGGTAAAACTGCGTCTCTGAGCAATATAATCCAGGGTTTCATCGGTATAGCGTTCAGCCGCCGCTTTAGCCACCTGTCCCGCTATCGCCGGGTTTTGTAAAGCTGCCAAGACGGAAGGCGTATCGCCTAAATCCAGATCAAACTGAATCACTGAGTCGCCTTTTTAGGTCGTGGTTTAGGCTTGGGGGTGGGTTTAGCCTCCGCTTGTTCAGCTTCCGCTTGTTCAGCTTTTTCCCGTTCCCGTCTAGCGCGATTAAATCCGGTTAAGCCCATGGTTCACCTCTATACTAATTTGTGTTTAAACTGCACCATCCGAATTTGCTTGTTAGCAAACACCCGTGTCCAGTTCGTACCCGTGGCTAATTCAGGGCGAGAGGGGAACGTACTGGCGGGTACGCCGCTCCACTGAATACCGCGTGGATGCAGAATAAACCGACGCCGCATTGCCAACACCGTATCCCCGGCTAAAATATCCCGGTCGGTTTCCAAATCACCAGCGCCGATCACCTCTTCGGCAAAGCCGACTGCGCCTTGACCAAAAATATAACTGGTATAAACGCCCGTCGTGACCGGCAAACCATCATCGACAATCACCCGTTTCCCCAAATACAATGGCACTCGGTCTGATTTATTCGCCGTGGTTTCATATACAATCATCTGCTGTTTAGCCAGATAAGCTTCCGTGGCTGAGTGCATCACAATCGCGCTGATGCTGTCTTTAGCATCTCCCAACAACTGCGTGGCATCAATAAAGGTATTCTGATTAAATGAATTATCCACAGCTGCTGCATTGGCTGAAATATCGGATACATTCCCAGCCATAGAAGCCGCACTAAAAGCACCGGTTAAAATATTAATCAACTCCTTCTGCAGCTGTCTTGCCCAATACGCAGCAATTAAATCCATAATCGCTCTGGCTGGATCTGCCCCGGCTAAGACACTGGCTAAATCATTCACGCTCCAAGCACGACCGCGACCAATGACTGCCGCCACATCTTTACTGGCAGTGATATTGCCGGGCGTTAATGCCGCCGCATCCGAGAGATTTTCAGCATCGCCGATTAAATCATTAAAAAATGGCAGATTGACCGAGCCACCCCCGTTGGGGAGAATTAACCCAGGAACAGCGGCGACAATGCCTGACGCAAACAATGCCGATAATTCAGCCGTGCGTTGAACCCCATAATCATTCCAGACATCGGGGGTTAAAATATTAGCCACTAATGTATTTGGCATAACTTATCCTCTTAGGCTTGCGCAGTGGCGCGTAATTGTTCGGCAAGTGCCGGATTGGACTGTTTTAACTGGATTTGCTTGGTCAGATTAAAGCTCTCTTTAGCAAATGGATTGGGCGTTGAATCCATCGGATTCGCGCCACTGCCTGATCCAGTATAAGCTGAACTTTTGGCTAAAAAGGGTTTCGCTTCCAACAAAGCTTTCACCGCTTCATCGACTGACTTACCCTCAATGGTTACCTGACCGTTCTCATCACACACGGCTTGTGATGCTAACAAAGATTGCACCACCTCAGAGTCTAACGCCTCATTTGATGCCGCCAAGATTGAAGCCGTAATCTGTGATTGCTCAAAGCGTTGCTTATAAGTTTGCGCCTCCTGGGCGTGATTATCCGCCAACTCCTGCAACTTGCCTTGTTGCTTGAGTTGATCGGTCGTAAAAGCCTTGATCGAATCAAAACCGGTGGCTTCTTTCAGTTGAGCTTGAAACTCGGTTTGTTGCTGAGCTAACGCTTGTTGAATTTGTGCTTCAACCGCCTCACCCGGTGGGGTAGGGGGGGTCTCTGGTGTGCCAGGTGTTGGGGTAGGTTCGGGGGAAGCAGGAGTGGGGTCAATTGTCATATTATATCCTGTCGAAGGTCAAAAAAAGAACAGGGACAGGATAGAACAGCACATAAAAGAGGGCTATTAATGTTATTTAAAATTAAAATGACCCCCACCGGTGAAATAAGCCCCCGACAGATTCCCCCCAAGGGCTGATTTAACCCGGTTAACTACCGTTTAATTTTTGCAAACGAGAAAAACTAAGGGCAATGGCAGGGGTCACAAAAAACGCCGCTTAAAACGGCTTATAATCGGTTGACAAAAAAACAGCGGCTAGGATGGATTAAGCTGTTGAATCAACTGAGCCTGCTTATCCATTAAAATCCCCAGCAAATAATATAAATCCGAGGGATTTAGGGCACCATCGTCATCACAACACCCAATCAGCATTTGCAAGGATTGAAACGCATAATGCAGATCCTGCATTTGTTCAAATAAGTCTTCTGCGATCATAACAGCTCATCCATCAATAAATCTTGTTGTTGAGGGTAAGCGATTAAACCGCACTCTTCCAATTGCCGCACTTGACGGCGAATACTGGACACATCACGGGATAATAACTTGCCAATTTCGACATGATTTAAGCCTATCTTTTTATAGCGGACAATCTCACTCCAGTATTTATTGGCACGCAAGGCATGGGTTTTAAGGGCTTTAAGCTGATACAACTGTCGGGCTTCTAAAGTGAGTAATTGGCGTTCACAGGCAATAAAATAACGGCGGGCTTTACGTCCCTGCTCATTACGCTCCACCATTGCCAGTTCTTTAGCCATATCGAGGGTAAGATGATATTCCTTGCTTGGGCGACCGCCTTTAAGTTTTACTGATTTTTCAGTAAAACTGATAAAGTCTTGATTTTCAATAAAATCGTAGTCTTTTATTCGATCTTTTATCCAGTCATTAAAACGAGTAATGACTTCTAAAAACTCATGCAATAAACGCGCATCGACCAGTTGAACGGATTGGTTGTTGATTTGACCTGTAAATACAGGGATAAGTTGAGTTGTCATTTTGACTCTCCGTTGATAATGGTTTTAATAACCGACCGTGTGACCAAACACGGGCGGTGGACATATCGGGTTGGTCAACCGGATCAACGGTACCGGCAAGCCTAAGGCTTCCCCATACGCCCACCATAACGGAACAGATAATGAAACAGAGTCATTACCCAAATAACAGGCATAAAAAAAGCCATCTACCGAGTGGTACATAGCTTTATGTTATGCACCGTTGATTTATACGAGTGACCAAACCCGCCTTCAGTATTTTCTAAATCTGAAGTGGTAATTAGCTTAGAGCGAATAAAAACAGATGTCAACCTTTTTCGATATGATTTAAACTCGTCGGGGGGGGGCAGGCTTTTTTTGCCCCCCTTCACCCGTAGGGCGGAAAAGCGACAGCGCATTCCGCCACCGTAGCGCATTCCGACACTCTACGCAAACCACAAAACCCGGAAAAATGTCGGATAACGCTATCGCTCATCCAACCGACGTGTCCGCCTTAGGGGTTAGACATTCAGTTCTTAAAAATACGTGCAATTCGTCGCAAATCATCCACGTCCTCGGTTTCTTCAACTGCCGTATTGATCAGATTCAATACTTTTTGATCAGCATCCTGCACTAATTGCTTCTGAGCCGAAGACAACGCCACAAAATGATCGCCTAAAAACTGCCTGTGTCCAATGAGCAAAAACGTATCCCCCGCCTGGTCATCCCAAAATTCAACGCCCGCCAAATAAATGTCCAAGTTTTTTTGTAAGGTTTTTGCTGAGATGGTAGCCATAAACTTGATGTCCTCTTTGTTGTTGTATCTCGCTAAATGTCGTCCCTTCTTTTTCGTACTGATAGGCTGTTTTAATCAGCCCTTTATGATTCAAAATGATAGACCAGTTATGACCGATAAGTTCAATCGATGGATATTGACCGCCCACCAAATGGACGGATCGAGCGGTATTCAATGTCGCTTTGACTTTATCAAAATAGTCGGCTTCGTCTTGGATATGCTCCCACTTAATACGTTTACTCAGATGAGACTTTAAACTGGGTGGATTAGCCCAAATATCCACCAGGCTCTTTGCACTACTGGCCTTATTGGTTAACTGCTTAACGATGCGGTTAATTCGATTCAGATTAATCCAATCAATGGCTTCTTTTTTAGCAAGAAGCCCCAACCCATCTTTCCGAATCAGCTTTTTCAATGACACCCCCTCAGCCAATGCCGACTTCACCCACTTCGGCAATAACTGCGCCCTAAGCTTCTCATCGGCATTTTCAATAAAGGCTGGGTAATCTTGACTGCCTTTCTGCTTGATTTGACTTACCCTGGGAAGCAATAAGCACATACAATTATGTGTTAGAATTCCATTAGCAAAATACCAGTGATGAGGTTCCACTTGAAAGTCATACACAAAACCGGAAAAATCACGTTCACGCACCTCGATGACCTGATCAAACGTTACCAGTCCGGCGAAACTATTGACCATATTGCCGCCAGTGAGGGTGTTAATCGGAAAACGATTTATAAGACTTTTCGTACAGCAAGTGTTGATATGAGCCGAAAAATAAAGCTGCCTGAACGGGTCGTTATTGAACGTTATCAGTCTGGGCAATCGGTTAAGCATCTGGCAGAACAGTTTAACGTGTCTCGAATCGTAATTAACCGCGTCCTGAAAGAGCATCAGATTCAACCGCGCAGTCCTCAGCAAAGCCAAAAACTTTGGATGTCGCAAACCACCAAAGAATTTAGACAAAAAATAACGGAAAACGCGCACAATGCGGTCAGAGGTCGTACAAAAAGCCTGGCACAGAAAATAAAAAACGCGCAACAAAAAGAAATTAACCCCAGCAATATATCGGCTTTTGAAATTCAATTTGCTGATATGCTGAAAGAAAGAAACATTAGCTTTACTCCCCAAAAAGCGGTCAATATATATAATTTGGACATCGCCATCCATGAACCGACCATCGCCGTGGAAATTTTTGGCGGACATTGGCATAGTTACGGAAGACATGCTGAGCGTTTTGGACAGCGAACGAAATATTTGCTCAGCACTGGCTGGCATGTGCTGATTATTTGGGTGAACCACGGTCGGCTTTATACCGGAAGCGCTGATTACTTGGTGCGACTGATTGATCAGATAAGCGGGAACCCAACCCTGATCAGTCAATATCGGGTGATTACGGGTACAGGAAAGCTTTCGAGACCGACTAATCACAATTTCAACGATTTGGCCACGATAAAACGACTTTATAGCGGCATTAATCTCACCGGGGGGATTGATTAGCGTATCCCCCGTGACGCAATGCGGATGAGCCTTATGTTCTGGCACACTGTCTTTAGACCAAACGCCTTTTCCTAGCCCCATCTCAATATTAGCGTAATAATCACAAATATCGGGTTTGGGGTGGGAAGACGATAATCGCCATTGGTAGCCGATAAT